TTCGGCCAACTCACAAGCCAGTGCCAGGTACCCACAAGCGTCTATATAGTTATCTCGCTTGTGTTGAGGCCCAGTTGCAATACGAGCGAGTTTTAGCAAAGCCATATTCATAGCTGTGCGCCATTCCTCACTGGGAGCTCTATCTTCTACAAGATTGGAGTACGAATATTGAAGATCACCGATCGCCTTGAAATTTTCCTTGGGGGGACCGTAAGTAGCCTCTCGGTCAGCAGATACTATTTTATTGGCTTCCTGTAATACATCATCACGTACGGGCATTCTTCCTCTCCTTTTTCTAGGAAGCTTTTGTTAATTTACAAGGGTGCCGGCATCCACATCCTTTTGGATGTTGGCAAGGAACCTGGTCCTAATCATCTCATCTAGATCAAAACCTAGTCCCTTTCTCCTAATCCTGTAGCCGGCCCTCAAGGTTACGCCGGACCCAAGGAAGGGGACGATTGTTGTAGAACCTGGCCAAGTGAATGTCTCGAGGATTTCTAACATCAGTTCGATTGGCTTCTCGGTGCTGTGATCTTTCTTCTGATGGGGGACGGGTTGAAACTGAAAGACGTTGGACCGCCCTTCTTTCATAAGTTTCGGCTTGCCTTTTCTGGCGACGAAGAAAGGCTCGTAGGAAGAGCCCAAAGCAGTTTCCGGAGCAGCAGTCTGCCCAGCTTGACCCTTAGTCCAGATTGCGGGGATTGGATTAACTGTGAACCCAACACGAGTAAGAGTATCATAAACCTGCTGATGCCATGACATCCCGTACCACCAGACACAGTAGGAGTTTTTTCGCAGGACACGGTAAACCTCCGTCGCTATGTTGTGTAAGAACTTGGGATATTCCTCAGTGGGGATTTCTATATACCGGGTCATTTCGCTATGACTCTTGGTCCGGCCTTCCCTTCTTTTNTCCAAATCAATCCCGTATGGGGGATCGACCTCGGCAAAATCGCAAACATCGGGATTCATTTTCTTTATCTGGGTTACACTATCTCCGAGGATGTAATGATCCCGTGCCCATTTAGCTATTCCTTTGCTGGTTTTTTCCGCCTTCTCCAACAAAACAGCATTGACGGCATCCTCTTCTAGTCTTTTGTATTTCTTCCAAGCCTCGTCCTCAGTCTTGGCATCGGCCAATTCAGGGATGATCTCAATCGCCTCTGCCAACTGTAACCGCCTGTTAACTGCCCCAGCCGATGCATCTAACAACCCAGCCTGGTCACGCTGAGACCAGTTGGGATCAGACTCAGATCTTAACTGGAAAATACGAGCTTCTAACATAGCCCGCTCGTCCCATCTCATGTCCTTACGCATGACATTTTCCAGGAGTTCGATTTCCCTCTGCTCAAGCTCCCCCTCTGCTGCCAGGACAAAGGCTGTTACCTTGTCCCACTTGAGGGACTCCATTGCAGTTAACCTACGCTCACCGGCAAGGAGGGTTAGGTCTTCGCTCAGCAAAAGAGGGACGAGTTGGCCCTTCTCCTTTATACTAGCCGCCAGCTCTTCTATATTCCCCAGATCAATCCGATACCGCTTGGTTTTCTTGATCTTCTTGATCTCAACTTGTTGAGTTTTCATCCACCAAACTCCGCTAGCATTGTCGCCTGCTCTTCTGGGCTGAGACTATCCAAGAGACTGATAGCATTAGACTTTCGTTCAGCCTTCTTTCGCACCGTCTTCGGAGGAGCTTTTGTGATCTTCCTGTCGCCCCGAATGTCTGCGATCTGTTGGTGCAGTTCTTCGGTGGACATATCTGTGAGGTGGGTTCTTAACTTGGAGAGGGGATTGTTCATGTCTTAAACTCAATTCTGAAATTTCCATCCAGCACGGCGCCGTACACAAGAGTGCCCTTCTGCTCCACACTGTCCAACACCCGCTCAAGAATGATACGCAACACATGGCTTTTTATGCCATAAGGCATCTGTGCCGCACGCTCCGCCAGTTCGGGTGAGACTTCAAAGTTCATCCGTTTCATTTCTGGATTACTCACTTCACAACTCCTCCTTTTTCCGCCTCACAAAGTCTTAAAAAAGCAATATTGTTTTCATCCACCTGATCCTTCGTCCCCTCTGTATCATCCTCATGAACATAGACTGGCTGGTAGATATCACAGAAATTACTTATTCTTACGGGTAAACCTTTTCCGCACCCTGTCACGATTAGCAGGATCATGCAAACTGCGGCGAGCGTCAGTAGCGGTGCGTACTTCATTCATACTCTCCTCTATATACTCAGCGAGGGTTGCCTTCCTAGTGTTCTGGCGAATGGCACGATCTCGGNCGAATTGGGCTAGGGCTTTTGCGAACCCTAGCCCAACTCGAATCAGATGAAGCCAGATCATGACTGAAGCTTAGCTACCCCAGCCCGCAAACCAGCAAGCCCGAAGCCGTTGAGGATCAGAATAGCGTTGTCGAGAACACCCTGCCAGGCCGCCACATCACCTGTGAGACCCTGCACCACGCCGACAATGACCATAAGGGCAGCAACGATATTCGTCTTTTTGTTCTGCAAAAACTCCATGACAAATCTCCGAATTGTGGAAGGAAAGAAGAGGGGGGCTGGGATGTCGGTAGACTAGCAACCCCCCTCTCTCAGGATCACCTTAGGAAGGCTGAGGCAATCCCGATACCAATACTACTCCGAAACCTTGGGCAACACCAGAGTATTGCGGAGGCCAAAATCGTCGTCCTCCTGTTTCAGGAGAGCGTCGCAGGTAGCTCCCAGCAGGTCATCCGTGTTGAACCCGTCCACTTCGTAAGTGACGCCGAACATGGTGAAGAACCGCTTTAGATCCCTCATGTAAAGCCTGTTCCACTCACACCCGTCGTAGGGCAGGTTCAGCCACTGGAATACAGGAGCCGAGCCTTCGCCGTCCTCACCTTCGATAGCAATAATGACGTTGACGCCAGGATTGCCGGCCTTTGAGTCCTTCTCCTCGGCCTTGGTAATCCGAAGGGGATACTCTCCCTCTGCTACCGCCTTGTCTTCGTAGTCGTCGCCCATTTCTGCATTGATGAATGGCATCTTTTGCTCCTTTTCAAGATTGCCGTTTCAGGATTGCGCCTATTCCGTATTCGCCGGCGCGTGCGAAATTCTTGATGGTGACATCCTCCTTGGCCTTCACATTAAGGGAGGAGCGAATTGTCTGAAGACCTCGCTTTTCAGGGATGGTCTGTATCTCAAACTTGAGTTCATCTCCCTCCGATGCAGCTTGAGCCAGCCAGAGGTCTGTAAACATAAGAGGAAGTTGGTTTCGGGAACTGCCCGGGAGTTGCAAAAGGGTTTCCACCTTCTTGGTCTTGTCGTCTTGAAAGACTTGTAGGTGCCCCGTAGCAAACATATTGATAGGAATAGATGTGACAGTCCGAAAGACTGTGCTGATCTTATTCCCAACTACACGATAGTCAGACAGATCTTCAATCTTCCCATATCTGTTATTGATGAAAAGTTGTCGATCCATACACGCCTTGACCAGGAAGGTTAGGGAGTCGAAGATCATCCAGTCGTATTCTGTAATTTCTCCTGACTCCTCAAAATCGTTGAGGTGCTCCACCCATCTGTTGTATAGGGTCGGCTCCCTTTTGGTTGCAGGAGTGTCGTCCCTCGCCCCCTTGTTGAAACCCTTTAAGGTGGCGTCCATCTCTACCATCTCAGGCATGAACTCTTCATAGTCGAGGTCTAGTCCTCGGAGGGTTTGCAACGAGTTGGGGTCGAATATATAGGCGAACTTCCTGCCTGGAAGAGTGTGAATTTGGGCTGTCTTGCCGCTTCCCGTTGGACCTACCATGAGTATTCGGGTAGGTACGTCGGATAGGTCTAGGTCTTTTGCGTTTGGCACTTGTTTTATTCCCCTCGTTCTTAGGTGTGGGGGACCAGTGTAGATCCCCCACAACATTGCTCATTTTTGCACATTAAACACCAGTTGTCAACTGATGATCCCGCTACCCGTTTCGCTTAGCCATCTTGGCGAGTTTTATACTCAGGTCTCGCTCATCTGTAGTGTGCGTAGTTACTAAGATCAGGCAAGTCATGGCCTCTGAGCCGGTCAAATTTCTTGCCTCAAAGAGTTCCCTAGCCAACCATTTAACCGCCAACAGGGCAGTCATAGGAACCTTCTTGCGTCTTCTCCATCCGCTGACAGTATTAGATGAGAATCCTAATTCCGTGGATAGTACTCCCTCAGTCCAGTTGTTTCGAGCCATCACCTTGGAAGCAAAGGCTTCGAATTGGTCAAATGTAGCTGTTTGATACGTCTTAGTTTTGTTGAGTTTCATCTCTTGTTGCCTCATTTCGATTGCTCCAATCCTAGTTTGTTCAGTTCCAGAACCTCAAACGGACTCCACTTCTCCTNCCTGAACCCACCGGGGAGGGGNTTCCCGATAGGATTAGCCCACGCCTTACACAAGTCCATGTAGGTGCAGCCACTATAAGTGGCACACTCTCCCGTATTCTTGGGAAATGCTGGTAGGTAATTGAGGTGCTCTGGGGGTGGAAGAGTCTGGAGAATGGCATCATTCGCCTCGATCTGGTCGATCCAGTATCGAGTTTCCCAAAGCCAAGCGTCCAACTGTTCCCACTTACGTTCGATGGGAATGAACTTGAACACATCGTGCTCAGTTTTGTGTACCAACGCCCCGTCGACCCAGATCGCCCGGACTTTATCGCCATACGTCATTCTGGCGGCGTACATATATCCGTCGATTTGGCTGTTGGGACTGAAGGAGTCAATCCAACTGGAGCGGAAGCCCGCAGCTTTGGAGTACATGGCAGTTGTCTTGTGCTCTCCAACTAAGATGTCCCCCTGGTACTTAAACACCTTATCAATTCGTCCGACGTAGAACAAGTTGGGAAGGTTGGGATCGAGGGGGACGGCAAACGGCTGCTCTACTGAAATCAGCTCGAAACTTTTGGACTGGAACATAGCTCGTCTGGTGTCGATATAACTGTAGAGCATCTCTGCTGCAGTGCCGGGGTGACGAGCGCCTAACTTGGCGATCTCATCTGGACCCATCTCCCCGTAGGGAGTCATGCCCTCTTCCTCCCATTTGTTTAGGAAGGCAGCAAACCCGGCTTGGGCGATCTCC